AGCGTTAGCGACCACCCGTTCAACACGCATATACACTGCGCAAAGATTGAAAACCGCCATGGAAAATATGTTTATCTGCAAAGAGGGTGAGCCTAAAGCATTCATGGAGCTAACCCGTAAAGCAGCACAATCTTATTTAACTCCACAATGTTTTGCTTCTATACCTAAAGAGTATGAGATTATCCGTTTTACTTATGAGACCTTTGCTTACGCCGTAGAAGGTGGCAGCGCAATAGATGCAGAGGCACAGTTAGCAACATTCTTTTACGAAGAGTTCCAAAAGATTGCGGATAATCAAAACTATATGTTGATTTGGCGCCTTGAACCTCACTTTAAGTCTGAACCCATTACTTATTTTGGTGATACATTTTTAACCAAAGAAGAGATTGAAGACAGAGTTTGGAAAAATAAAGACTATCAACCTAAAGTAAAAGTGTTGGGCGGTGATTGGACAACTTACGTTTATGATAATTTAGAAATTCCTATTCCAGTAGGCGTAGATTATGACTTTTCTACTGGCGCAATGAAATATGTTGAACGTCAAACGATGCTGCATAAAATGCGGATGCGCTTAGTTATTCCCGAAGTTCAAGAGCAGTTTGCAACATTAGCAAAACCCGAAGGACAACCCATGAAAAAGTTAGGAGCGTAAAATGGTAGATTACAGCGAAATATTATTAAGCATTAACAAGTCTATGCAAGAGGTTCATAAGCTATTACTTGCAGGAAATAAAGATGCGGCAGAGTCTTATCTTAAAGCAGTATCAGCAAGTGCTGAAATGTTAGCGGCTTGGTTACATCAAAACAAATGAAGTTAACTAACAAGTACAATTTGCCCCAAACTTTTGTCAATGTAGCCATGCGCCCTGCCTACACCAAAGGCAAAGCCCATGTATCGGCTACTGAGTTATTGAGTAGCCCCCGTGTAGTACAATTAAAAAAGAAACACGATGACGATATCGTGGAAGATGTATCCGATTTAATTTGGTCTATTTATGGGACGGCAATTCATGGAGTACTCGAACAAGGTAAAGATGAAAACCATATTGTTGAGCAAAGACTTCACGCTGAACTGGATGGCTGGCATCTTTCTGGCGCTATTGACTTACAAATTGTACATGATGATGGCATAGAGATTAACGACTACAAGAACGTAGGCGTATGGTCTGTTATGAATGAGAAGATTGAGTGGGAGCAACAACTCAATATCTATGCATGGTTGGTAGAGACTGTTAAAAAGACGCCCGTTAAAAAGTTAGCTATCGTTGCTATCATTCGTGACTGGAATCGCAGAGACGCCAAAACACGTCAGGGTTATCCCCAATCCCCAGTAGTGGTTATTGATGTTAATCTATGGTCAATGGAGCTTCGAGAGGACTTCATTCGTAACAGAATTCATTTGCATTCAGAAGGATTGTTTGCAATGGATGTAGGAGAGGAGTTGCCGTTTTGTACACCAGCAGAAACGTGGGAAAAACCGACGCTGTATGCTGTCAAGAAAGACGGCGCAGTACGTGCAAAGTCAGTGCATGAAAGTTTAGAGGAAGCAGAGGAGGCGTTACTGAAGGCAGGAAAAGGATATGCTTTGGAAATTAGAAAAGGTGAGCGTACTAAGTGCGCAAGCTTTTGCCAAGTAGCCCCATTCTGTAATCAGTATCAACAGTATTTAGAGGAAAAGAATGGCAACAAAGCGGAGAAAGAAAGTGACTAAGGCAGATTTTATTCCTGCTGGTATCACACCATACGACAACGGCAAGATTAAGATGGGTATCTACTATCAAAAGCCAAAGTATGTAGAGATGGATACAGATATGCTGGAAATTCAGAAGTGGTTGATTGGTGACCCTGATAAGTTGCGCTTTGAGTATTGGTTAGATATTACTTACAAGCTGGCAATAGGATTTGTGGTTTTGATTGTTGTTTTAATGAATGTAAGGAACTGATATGAAAGCAAACGAACATCAGGTTGGAGGAAACCACTATGCTAGAAACGCTATACAGCCTTGGGATTACATTATATCCAATGAACTTGGATACCTTGAGGGAAACATTATCAAATACACTACCCGCTGGAGACACAAGGGCGGAATTGACGACTTGCGAAAAGTCATCCACTACGCAGAAAAGTTAATTGAAGTAGAAACTATGAGGAATTTTAAGGAGGAACATGATGGAATACAAAGAACTTAGGAAGATAGATGTATCTAAATATACTGAGAAGAAGAACAACCTCACTTATTTATCTTGGGCTTGGGCTGTTGACCAGCTTTTACTTGCTGACCCAAAGGCGCACTGGTTTTATCCCGAGTATCAACGCTGGGGCAACGGAACTGTTATGGTGTTTTGTACTGTTGTTGCTAATGATATTGCTCGCACTGCACAGTTGCCCGTAATGGATTATCGTAATAAACCAATTGCTGAGCCGGATTCATTTGCAGTAAACACAGCGATGCAACGTGCTTTAGCCAAAGCAATAGCCTTACATGGAATAGGGTTATATATCTATAACGGTGAAGACTTACCACCTGACACTGAAGAAGATATGCCAAAGATTGCCAATATCTCTGCTCCGCCAAAAGCGGTTGAGAAAGCCAAGGACATTCCTGCCCCCACAAAGACCGCAGGAAAGCCCGGAGCATGGCAGTTGACAGTCATGGATACCAATGATGCAAAAGGCTGGCTAGAGTCCCTTAAAGCGGGCGTAGATACCTTATTAGCACTGGCAGTCCATCCGGATGATGTAGCCAATATCTTTAAGAATAACCGAGTGGTATTTGACAAAGCCAAAGCAATGGATGAGAAATTCTATTCAGAAATGATGGTCTCATTTAGTAAAACCAAAGAATCTTTAACGAAAGGGAAATAAGATGGATTATCCAAATCAAGGAACAATGTGGCACAACGCCGAGAAAAGACACGAAAAGGCACCAGACTTTAACGGTTCAGTGATTTTTGAACGTGAAGTATTGGAGCATTTAATCTCTGAGTCCAAGAACGGCGAAGTAGAAATTAAGTTAGATGGCTGGAAGTCTAAGGTCAATACAAAGGACGGAGAGCGCAATATTCTACGCATCAAACTTAATACTTGGAAACCTGAGGGAAAGACTACTAGCTCGAAAGACCCATGGGATGAGTAAGAAAACGGATTGGGAGAAGTTATCCCGTAATCTTCAGTCCGCCTTGAAAGACCAAATAGCTGAAAACAATGAAAAAGATATGGTGATTAGGGATTTAGTGTTTGTCATCAATTATCTTGAAATGAAGTTGGGAATTTACAAAGGATTTAAGGATGGAGACGAGTAAGTTTGAAGGTAAGAAAGTAGCCCTCAAGCAGACTAAGGATGGGTATGCCATGACATTGGCTATCCATCCGGATGAAATACCTGATGAGCTACTAAAAGACTTTGTAGGGGCGCGCTATATGGTTGTGATGGTGCGTCTCAATGACAATGAAGAACCATTAGACCGCAGAGAATATGCGGGCGCACAGATGGTTAAGTTAGCTGGTATGCTATGTAGAGATAAAGACTTTTGGGAATATCTCCATGAGGGCGGTCAGTTATTTGAAGTGAATGAATTGGCTTGTGTTGAATGGTTAACTGGTTATTTGAACGTAAATTCTAGGGCGGATATCAAAGGCAACAAGCTGGCTCAAGATGAACTAAAAGAACTATATACGGAATACAAAGAGTGGAAAACGACAAAAAGTACATGAGGTATTTAGCGAGCTGTTTTGCTATGAATGGTTTGATTCAGGGCGCTCCTAATGAATTTTCCATGGAGTACATGGCAAAGCTGTCCGTATCATGTGCTGATGCGTTAATAGATGAACTAGATAAAGAGTCGGAAGACGATGGTATTGCTGCAGTAGCTAAACGAGTAAGGAGAAAACGTGAACCCAAATGATTTATTAGCCCAAGCCCAAGACTTAAAAACTCAATACGAAGCTGGCAAACTATCCGCCGCTGAGTTTAAAGAGTTGGTAAGCGACCTTAATATTGCTGGCACTATTATGAAGGACGCCGATAGATTTGAACAGGCTCAAGAAGCCCGTGAAATCCTGTTGGATATTGCAGCTTTAGCACAGGCAGCTTACTAATGAAGTTACTATACACTTTGCCATTTTGTCTAATAACAGGATGCGCCCTAATGATTGGTAAGTACGACGCCAATGAATATGCTTACGTTAATCAAATCCGTACCACGGCGCAGATAAGCGGTTGCACTAAACCAGAGGTGTCCCAGATGTATATCAACGCACTGTTGTTAAAAAACTACAGTCAATATCTGCCTGACAACGACCAAGAAGTAAAACTAATTAATAATTTGTATCAAATTGTAGACCAGCTATATACATTCCAAAATCCTAGTCCAGCATATTGCGCTGCAAAAATGAAGATTATTGAGACAACTGCAGAACGTAT